GTTGGTGAAACCAAATGGGCCGCAGTTAACATGTTTGCCGGTGGTGATAAATTCGGTGGACGTGGAGTTCAGATTACTGGACTAAATGGGCAAGGAAAAGCCAATATGGAACTTATTAGACAAAAAGGCGCTTATATGCAAATGCCTGCAAAAGAGTTACCTAAGCTAATTAAGTTACTTCAACAAGCAATGAAAATGTCAAGAGATACTAAAAACGAAGAAGTTGAACTTGATGAAGCTATGTCACCAGCTCAAAAAGCTGCACATGATAAAGCAATTGCGGCATTTAAAGCAAGAGGTGGTAAGATTAAAAAGCTTCCACCAGGTAAGGCTGCTGGTTATCATGGTAAAGATGATCCTGGCTCAGGAGTACATGGTATGCTAAACAAGCCAGATACTGGTAAGTTTGGAACTAAGAAAAAAGTTAAGTCAATGACTAATAGTGTTAATGAAGATCCAGCTCATTACGCTGCAATTGCAAGGAATAATGCTGCTCAACAAGCAAAAAGAGATGCAGCAGATCCTGAAGGTGCAAGAAAAAGAAAAGCTGCAAAAGCCGCAATTGCTAAAAAGAAGCCAGTAAAACCAGCTGATATTGGTAGACATTCAAGTCAGTTTGTTGGTATTAGATCACAAAAAGAGAGTACAGAAGCGAAAACATTTTTTGATATTAGAAAAGCAGCTACTCTGGAAGTAAACCAACTTGATGAATACATGGGTGGCGGTGGAATGAGTGGATTCCAAGGTCAAGCTAATAGAAACAAGTATGGTGAACACGGAGCTAATCCACACCATCATATGGATCATGCTAAAGCAGCATTTAAATCTGGTATGAAATCTAAGTCGGCTATTATTAAACATGTACAAAAGAAAACCGGCCAAAAGATTCACCCAGATGTTCATAAAGCAATTCATAATACAAGTGGCTTGAGCGACTAATGAAATTCCGTGAGTATTATGAAATAGGTACTAAAGCCTATACTAATCATACTAAAAAGGTAACACCTGGTCAAAAGAAGACTATTAAGGCTGGTACCTGTGAGGATAAAGATCCTGCTGAGTATGATCAGGAAGGTAAGATGTCCAAGCAACAGCTTGAAAAAATAGCTGATGCTGCATTGGAACTTGCTGGTATGCTTGATGATAATACTAATATGCCAGAGTGGGTACAATCTAAGATTACCAAAGCGGCTGATTATGTTGATAGTGCAAGAGACTATATGAAATCAGAATTAGCCGAAGGCGCTGGTAAGTATAAAGGTGAAACATGGGAACAGGGTTATAAACGCAGAGTTGTTAAAACTACTGATCCAAAACATAAAGAAAAAGGCTACAATTGGAGAATCAAAGGTAAAGAAAGACCTAATATTTCTATTAAGCTTTATAAAGAAAAGCCTTCACAGGCTCAATATAACGCACAAATGCGAAGGGTGGCAGGACATGAATTCGGCGGATAGTTTTAAAAATTTTAGAATGGAACAAATTGATGCAATTTGTGAAAATTGCGATTTATATGAAGATCTTGAAATTACAGAGTCAGAATATAAAGGTCGTAAGGTAAAACTTAATGATCCATCTCGTTCTAGTGATGGTAAGAAAAAGTTTTATGTATATGTCAAAAACGAAAAAGGAAACGTAATTAAGCTGGGCTTTGGAGATCCAAACATGGAAATCAAAAGAGACGATCCAGCAAGAAGAAAAAACTTTAGAGCTCGTCACAATTGTGATAATCCAGGACCAAAATGGAAGGCAAGGTATTGGTCATGTTATCAGTGGAGAGCTGGAAGTAAGGTAGATAATTAAGGTGTCAATAAATTGACAGGAGAAAGTGTCAAATTATTGTAGGTGTCAAAATATTGACAGTGGCAAAAAGACGATTCGAGAGGGATAAATAATATCATGGCTTCGAAATTAAATGAAAATACTGAGGTAGCACTTCCTCTTCGTAATATCATAAGTATGATTGTAGCAGCAGCTGTTGCTACTTGGGCTTACTTTGGAATTATTGAACGTCTTAACCAGATGGAAACAAATATTACTATGATGGAATCCGACTTGAATATGAATACTGAGTTTCGGATAAAGTGGCCAAGAGGTGAAATGGGTAGTCTACCCGCTGATAGTGAACAGTTTATGTTGATTGAACATTTGGCAGCTGAGCTTGAAAAACTAACTAACGAAATAGAATCAGGCCAAGCTCCATTTGACCAGCAACAGAAACTAACCCTTGAATTTTATGAAAAGAGAATCAATCAGCTAGAAGATGCACATGAAAAAATTAGAAACGACATTATGGATTTGATTCATCAAATGAATAATATACCACAAATGGGAAACTCTAAACATCAAGGACACTAAAAATGGTCGGAGAATTTTTTATACTTCTAATGTTCTTTGGAACACCCTCAGAACTGAAGGAGTTTACAATTAGAGATGGATTAAGTGAGTGTTTACGCACAAAAAGAACTATTGAACGTAATATAAGAGGCGGTAAGTCAGTTGAATATAAAGGTACTATGAGATTGGCTTGTAAAGAACTAGAAGTAGAGTACGACGACAAGTTTAATATTATTAGATTTGTTGACGGCAAACCAGGAGCATAATAATGGCTGAGTCATCGGATACTAATGCCAAAAGACTAGACCGGATTGAGGAAAAACTTGACCGGCTTGCTGACGCAATGGTGGCGATGGCTCGTGCTGAGGAGAAGATAACCGCTTTGCAAGACGACCATGATAAAATGTATGAGAGATTAAATCGCCTTAGTCAAAAAATAGATGATATAAGTACTAAGGTAGATGAGAATTCCAGAACAGTTCAATTTATCCACAGACTGTTTTGGGTCTGTATTGTCGCCATAGCTGGCGCATTAGTAACCAACATGTGGATGTTATAAGGAGAAGCCTATGTCGTTAGACGAACGAATCAAAAATGTGGCTCAGGCTTATCTGAGCATGCACGAAAAGAAAAAAATGGACCCAGTCGATAAGGATGAGCTAAAAGGCAAACATGCTGACAGGGATGATAAGGATATTGATAATGACGGAGATGTAGATAGCTCAGATAAGTATCTACACAAAAAGCGTCAGGCAATTTCAAAGGCTAAAGGAGAAGCTGTTGAAATTGAAGTTGATAAAGATTCTGAAGCATCACCAGAAATGAAGAAGAAGCCAGTACCAAAAGGTAAGGCTAAAGCTAAAAAGAAGGTTGATGATAAAGATGAAAAAGATGCTGCAGCAGGCGCTGAAGTAGCTGAAGGTGTTGATACATCACCAGCTGGTAATAGCCCACCTGCAAAAGCTATGGCTGCAAGAGATAAAGAAGTTCTTGACCAAGCCAAAAAAGATACCAAGGCAGATAAACGTCGTGACGAAGATAAACAAGACGGCACTAATGCGGTAAAAGAAGCTCCTAAGAGACATAACGACTCTAAGGTTGGCGAAAACAAAATGAAACGATTTAAGGATATGAGGTAAATTATGGTAAACAAACCCGGTTGGCTCTCAGAAGCCATTGCAAAACCTGATGGATATTACACTGAAGGTGGCGAAAAACTCAAAGGTGTTATGCTTACACCAGCACAAGTGGCTGAGTGGAACGGCACAGCAGCTGTAGTAGAACCTGATCCAGAGCCTGAAATGCTTACTGAAGCTCCAACATCAGGTAAAGATCTAACTGAAATGAGTAAACGTGAACTCGAAGAAATGGGAAGAGAGCATGGAATCGAGCTTGATCGTAGAGAAAGAAAAGAAACTCTTATTGAAAAATTAAATGAAGTAATGGACTGACATCTAGGGTAAATAGGTTATATGAACCTATTAATTTTGGATGACAACTATGAAAATATTTGATGAATTGAACGAAGACAATTGGGTGATGTTCGCATCAAGAAACTATAAGAACGTTCAATGTACAAGTGTAGAGGAATTCTATGATGACTTGCAAAGATTTAAGTATCTTAAAAGGTTATTTAAAAGATATTCTAATAATGGCGACTTACAGGAACGTTTGATCTTAAATCATATTATAGTACTTGGTAATGTATTTGGTCTTGAAGCTACTAGAAAAATGCTGTTCTATAAAATTGAAGAACAACATTGGTCGGCTTTAAAAACGTTCTTGGTTTTTCTTAATTATTTACCTGAGCAAGACCATATTGACATACCACTTGATAATAAAGTTGTAAGAATACTAAGGAAAATCTAATGGGAATTGTATCTAGAGCTGCCGACATATACTATACATTTAGGTTTCTAAAAACTTTAGTTACTAAGTGGGAGGAAATGCCTGCTTATAAACTTGGTATTATTGACGACAACGGCAAATACATTTGGGACAAAGAGAAATCTATGTCTGGTGAAGAAAAAGATGCCTATACAATATTTCATAGATTAGTATTTAATGTCAAAAGAGTTATGCAAAAGGTGCCAGGTGGTCGTTCAAGATTAGCATCTTATGCAGCAGCTTTATTTTTGTTAAGAGAACATACAAAAATGTCAGAAGAAGATATTGCCAAAGTATTGGCAGATGCTGATATTGATGTTGATTCTTTCTTACCAGAAGAAACACAATGGAATATTCAAGAAAATAATCAATTGTCGCCTGGCATGTATGTATTACAAAACGATATGGCTAGTGATATAACCGGCCATGTAATTTATAAAGCAGGAACTAAAGTTTCTGTTGCAGAAAACACAAAACCTGTAGGTTCTGTCTTTGGAGAAAATATATATAGTATTAGACACGTTGGTACAAAGACTAATCTATACGTAGCAGCATCGGATATATACAGATGAAAAAATTTAGTTCTTACATAGAAGAAGCCGGACTCTGGGATAACATACGCAAACGTAGAGCGTCTGGAAAAAGAATGCGTAAAAAAGGCGAAAAGGGTGCACCTACTGCAGATGCGATGAGAAGAGCAAAAGGTGAACAAACTGAAGATGCGCCAGCTAATTCTGTTGCCGGTGGTGGAGTGGATATGAACCCTACTGGTAGAATTAAGAAAATGGATAAGAGAAGAAAACATCATCCAGATGCTATTTTTAGACGTACCAAAAGAATAACAGACAGTGCACTTGATAGGATATTAAAGCTAAGAAATGCTTAGAATATATGCACTCATTTTTGTTATTGCAATTATTGGTGGTATTGGCTACGGAGCTAAATACTATTATGATACCACCCAAGCTACAATTGCAACACTTCGTGAAAACAATGTTAAGTTAGAAACAGCTGTTCAAACAGCTGAAGCAAGTGTTGAAACCTTGAAAGGTGATATGGCTAAGCTTGGGGAATTAAATAATCAACTTCAAGTTTCTTTACAAAAGGCTGAGGCCTATGGTGATGAACTTAGACGAAAGCTAAGTGACCTAGACCTAGTTGTTGAAGCTTTGAAGAACTCAAAAAGTTTAGAAGGAAAAATGAATGGCGCTACTGCGAAGTTATGGCGGGAGTTCATGGGCGATACCGGTGGTAATGGTGACCGCGCTCTTCCTGAGTGGCTGCTCCCAGTTCCGTCCGGAACCGGAGATAAAAGTAGTAACGAAGGTGGAGAAGGTTCAAATACCAGTGGTGGCGAGACCAAAACCACTCCAGCTGAATGATACAAGAGTCTTTGTAGTTACCAAAGACAATTTTGAAGAATTCAAAAAAGAGTTCACTGCTATCTATGGTGATCTCGCTTTTGTTGCATTGAGCATGAAAGATTATGAAAACTTAGCATTGAATATAGCAGACATTCGTAGATATTTAGATCAACAAGAAGAAATCATAGTATATTATGAAAAGGCAGTGACGGAGGATAAACAAACAGAGGAGAATCAATAATGGACTTTATGGTAGACATGGCTATGCAGTGGTGGCAATTCACAATCGTTGGATGTTTGATTATTGTAGGATTTATCATCAATATGTTTGGCGTGGACGACAACAAAAAGATCAGAGTTGGTTTTTCTTATAAAAATATGCCAAAGTTACAACCTATTGCTATTCCAACAGCAGGTAAAGGTTTTTGGAGTGCAATATGGATGTGGTTAACTGGTACTCGTCATTGGGTTGTAGCCGAAGATTGGGAATACGAACTTGATGGCATATGGTATGTTATACCAGCAGGGTTTCAATTTGATGGTGCATCAATTCCTAAGTTTCTTCATACTTGGTTATCACCAACAGGTGTATTATTGATGGGTGGACTAGTTCATGATTATGCTTATAAGTATGCTACTCTTCTAGAGTCTGACAAAGACGAAACAATGGGTATTATTACTCAGAAAAAAGCCGATCAAATCTTTAGAGATATAAATATTGAACAAAACGGCTTTCACTTTCTAAACTATCTTGCGTATTGGGCGCTTAGACTTGGCGGCTGGGTCGCTTGGCGTGGTCATCGTAAGGTAAATGCCGAAATAGATACAAAATAACTGTTTACAATTCACTCATAATATGTTATAATAATAGTATATTATGAAAAGCGGAGTAGTCAATGAATAATAATATTATGGTCACTAAACGCAATGGACGCGGAAAAGAGGCCTTTGATTTAGAAAAGGTACATAAGGTACTAGAATGGGCTACAAAAGACGTAGCAAACGTGTCAATTTCTGAAATAGAACTAAGATCTAATATTCAGTTATATGACGGTATAAAAGCATATGACATCCATGAACTTTTAATTAAATCAGCAGCTGAGCTAATTAGTGAAGAAACTCCTAATTACCAGTATGTTGCAGCAAGGCTTATCAATTACAAGCTCCGCAAAGAAGTCTATGGTCAGTATGAGCCTTGGATGTTAAAAGACATTATTGATAAGAATATTGAGAGAGGCGTCTACGATCCCGTCATTCTCGATAAGTATACAGACGAAGAACTTGATAAACTCGAATCCTTCATTCAACATAAACGTGATGATGACTTCACATATGTTGGTATGGAACAGTTTCGTGGCAAGTACTTATGTCAGGATCGTAATACTAAACTTTGTTATGAAACACCACAGATTTTGTATATGATGATTGCAGCAACTCTATTTGCTGATTATGATCAAAAGACAAGATTGAAGTGGGTTAAGGATTACTATGATGCAACTTCACAATTCTACATTAGCCTCCCAACTCCAATTATGGCTGGATTACGCACAGCAACACGTCAATTCTCTTCTTGCGTACTTATCGAATCAGGAGATAGCCTCGATAGCATTAATGCTACTAGTACTAGCGTTGTTCGTTACATTAGTAAAAAAGCTGGTATCGGTATTGGTGGTGGTAGCATTCGTGCTCTTGGCTCTCGAATACGGGCCGGAGATATTGTCCACACTGGACTCATACCTTTCCTCAAATACTTCCAAGCTGCAGTAAAATCCTGTTCGCAAGGTGGTGTTCGTGGTGGAGCTGCAACTTGTTACTTTCCTCTTTGGCACCTTGAATTTGAAAACTTAGTTGTATTGAAAAACAATAAAGGTACTGAAGAAACTCGTGTGCGTCAAATGGATTATGCATTTCAAATTAATAAATTGATGTATGAAAGACTATTATCAGGTGGTAATATTACTTTCTTCTCTCCAAATGATGTACCAGGATTGTATGACGCATTTTACTCTAACCAAGACGAATTCAAACGTCTATACGAAAAGTACGAAAAAGACAAATCAATTAGACAATATTCACTTCCAGCTCTTGAAGTGTTTACACAATTACTTACAGAAAGAAAAGATACTGGACGAATTTATATTATGAATGTGGACCATGCTAATGATCATGGTTCTTTTGATTCGTCTAAAGCTCCTATTCGTATGAGCAACCTTTGTTGTGAGATTGATTTGCCCACTAAGCCCCTCAACTCGGCAGAAGACCCAGATGGCGAAATCTCACTTTGTACTTTGTCGGCAATTAACTGGGGGTTAATCAATGAGCCAAAAGAATTCAAAAAATACTGTAACCTCGCTGTTCGAGGTCTTGACGAGTTGTTATCGTATCAAGATTATCCAGTGCCAGCGGCTCATGAGAGCACTATGGCACGGAGGCCGTTGGGAGTGGGAATTATTAATCTCGCATATTTCCTTGCTAAACGAGGACTTAAGTATGATGAAGGATCATTGCAAACAATCGATGAATACGCTGAAGCATGGAGTTACTACCTCATTAAAGCAAGCGTGGACCTTGCCAAAGAAAAGGGACCCTGCCTCAAAAACGACGAGACAAAATACTCATTAGGTCTATTTCCTAAGGATACATATAAAAAAGAAGTTGATGAACTTATTCCACATAAAGAAAGAATGAAATGGAGTACACTTAAAAAAGACGTATTGAAACATGGTATACGTAATTCAACTTTAATGGCCTTGATGCCAGCTGAAACATCAGCACAAATATCTAATTCAACAAATGGTATTGAACCACCAAGAGCTCTAGTGTCGTTTAAACAATCCAAAGATGGCTCAATGGCACAAGTGGTGCCTGGTTATTATCATTTAAGAAATAAATATGATTTGCTATGGAATCAGCCAAACCCATCAGGCTATCTTAAAATTTGTGCAGTATTACAAAAGTATATTGACCAAGGTATTTCAGTTAATACCTCTTATAATCCAGAAATGTTTGAAGACGGTAAAGTGCCTATGTCTCAAATAATGACAGATATTATTACTTTCTATAAGTATGGAGGTAAACAACTGTACTATAATAACACCTACGATGGAGCAGGTGAAATGAAAGAAGATGAACCCGTGCCAATGGCACCAATTGATGATGAAGCATGTGAAAGCTGCGTAATTTAGGAGAAAAAAATGTCAGTGTTTAAACAAAAAACGAAATCACACATGGAATCAAAGATGTTCTTTGATGGCGAGGTAGACATTGCTCGTTATGATATGTTGAAGTATCCAAACTTAGATAAGATTACAGATAAGATGTTAGGTTTCTTTTGGCGTCCTGAAGAAGTAGACGTTTCAAAAGATAGAGGTGACTTTAACAGTCTTACTGAAAGTGAAAAGCATATTTTTACGTCCAACCTTAAAAGACAAATCCTATTGGATTCAGTCCAAGGCCGTGGACCAACAGAAACTCTGATGCCAATTGCATCAGTACCTGAGATTGAACCACTAGTTCAAACTTGGGCATTCATGGAGACTATCCATAGTCGTTCCTACACACATATTATTAGAAACATTTATCCAAACCCGTCTACTGTCTTTGATACCATGCTTGATATCGAAGAAATCTCTGACTGTGCAAAAGACATTAGTGCTTACTACGATGACTTTATTGAGTATAGCAAATGGTGGAGCTTGCTTGGTCCTGGCATTCATAAAGTCAATGGAATGACAAGAGAGGTAGATACCTATGAACTGAAACGAAAGCTATGGTTGGCTCTAAATTCAATTAACGTTTTAGAAGGAGTACGATTCTATGTTTCGTTTGCTTGTAGCTGGGCTTTTGCTGAGCTTAAAAGAATGGAAGGTAACGCTAAAATCATTAAGTTTATTGCTCGTGATGAAAATACGCACCTTGCTGCTAGTCAGTCTATTATTAAAACTCTTCCGAAAGAAGACAAAGACTTCGAAAAAATAGCAGTTGAAATGCAAGATCAAGTTGTAGATATGTTTAAATCTGCAGTAGATCAAGAAAAAATCTGGGCTGATTACTTATTTAAAGATGGTTCTATGATTGGCTTAAATGCTAACCTCCTATATAACTATATTGAATGGATCGCAAATAAAAGAATGAAAGCTCTTGGTTTGCCATCACCATATCAAGTACCACAGGCTAATCCACTTCCTTGGACAGAGAAATGGATTGGCGGCGGTAATGTACAAGTTGCACCTCAGGAAACTGAAATTAGCTCGTATGTTATTGGTGGTGTAAAACAAGATGTTAACAATGATCTATTAAAAGGAATGACCCTATAATGAAAATTGATGTTTATACACAATATGATCCGCCTTGTAGTTATTGCATGGCGACTAAAGCATCACTCCATAGTAAAAATATGGAGTTTAATGAATACGTGGTTGGAAAGGATTTGACCAGAGATGAACTAAGAGAGCAGTTCCCACTTGCTCGTACTATGCCAGTAATTCTTGTTGATGGCAAATATGTTGGCGGTTATAATGAACTTATGAATCGCCTGCTTGGTGATGCTGTTAGTGGGATGTCTTTATGATAGAATGCTTTTCGTGTAAATGCAAATTCAAAGTACAATTTGAAGATGACGATGATAAAGTAACCTTTTGCCCCTCCTGTGGAGAAGAAATGTTAGAAGAGATAAATATCTCTGAAGGACATATTATTTTTGACACAGGTGAAGAAGAATGGGATTAACTTGGTACTATGAGAACAAACCATTTGATACCACACCCGATGACTACCAAGGATTCGTGTATGTTATCACAGAATTGGCTACAGAGAAGAAATATCTCGGTAAAAAGAATTTCTGGCGGCCTAAAGTTCTACCAAAAAATTCAAAGAGATCTCGAAGAGTCAGATCGAAGGTTGAGAGTGATTGGAGAACGTACTATGGATCTAACAAGGAGCTCGCTCTCCTCGTTGAGTCCAAGGGACCGGCTGGCTATAAAAGAGAAATATTACGACTCTGTAAGACAAAAGGAGAAATGTCATACTTCGAAGCCAAGTACCAATTTGATAACGAGGTTCTTCTCTCGGATAAATGGTACAACGAATTCATAGGATGTAAAATACATTCTCGCCATATTAAGGGTTTACAATCAAAGGAAAGTGTGTTATAATATAAGTATGAAAGAAAAAGGTAGCAACATAATTCCGTTTCCAAATAAGATGCCTGATAAGATTGTTAAGGAATCTTATGATTTGGATACTGTACACCACGTCGTTAATGTCGTGTTAGAAGAACTAGAAGATCTCGGTTATAATATCGATGATGATCAGTTCAAACGCGATATAAGTGTGGTGGCTAATATGTTGTATGCTTCTTTTGCAAGAGACCATGACTATAATAAGCATGTGTTTCATTTTATTATGGATGAATGCCATAAAATGATAGTTGCAGCAAAAGTGTTCGCTGATGCGCATAGAGATAAAATGCCAATAGAACCACTTGTTGATGACGATGTTGAAATTGAATATGATGAGGACCCTTCCAATGATAATAGTAGACTATAACGCAATTGCAATTGCAGGCGTAATCACACAAAAGATGAAAATTGACGAACATCTAATTCGTCATATGATACTCAATACCATTCGAATGTACAATAAAAAATTCAAGAATGAGTATGGTCAAATGGTTATTGCTTGTGATCATTCATCTTGGAGACGGGAAGTCTTTCCACAGTATAAAGCATCTCGCAAAAAAGGCCGTGAAGAGTCTAGCCTAGATTGGAATGAAATCTTTCGTATCATTAATCAGGTACGAGAAGAAATTCTTGAAAATATGCCATACAAGGTTATTCATATCGAACGTTGTGAGGCTGATGACATCATTGGTACACTAGTACATGATACACAAGAGTTCGGTCGTCATCAAAAGGTTATGATTATTTCAGCTGACAAAGACTTTATTCAACTACATAAGTTTAATAATGTTCGTCAATATAGTCCAATGCAAAAGAAATTTGTTGAACATCCTAACCCACGTTTATATGCCCTTGAGCATGTACTTAAAGGCGATAGTGGAGATGGTGTACCAAATGTACTCAGTGAAGATAATGTCTTTGTTGAAGGTATCCGTCAAACACCAGTTACTCAGAAAAAGATTGATGCTATTTTAGCTGATCTAGATGATGGTGAATTGCTTTATGCAGCTTCTTGGTACCGTAACTATCAACGCAATGATACACTAATTAATCTTGCTAATACACCACAAGAGCTTAAAACTGAAATTATAAATACGTTTGACGGACAAGATCCATGGCATAAGCAGGGAAAGATGTTTCCTTACTTTGTCCAAAAACGCTGTAAAATGTTAATTGAATGTATTGAGGATTTTAAGAATGGCTAAAGAAATAAACCCAAGTAAAATGTCTATCCATGAGGTACTTGAACTTGTGGCTAAGGCTCCAACTAAAGTAGAGAAATCAAAGGTACTAAAGACCTATGAGTCACTGGCTTTGAAAACTATTCTACGTGGAGGTTTTGATGAAAAGCTTCTATTTAATTTACCAAAAGGTAAATCACCGTATGAACCAGCTAATTTGCAAGAAGTAAGAGCTGCAAATACTCATCAATCGATGAAAAAAATGCGGTACTTTGTAAAGGGTGGTGAAGGTGATCGCATCATGGCTCCTAAAAGAGAAAAGATGTGGATTGGTATTTTGGAAACAGTATTACCAGAAGACGCTAAGTTATTTGATCTAATGAAGGACAAAAAACTTATGGGTGAATATAAAGGAGTTACAAAAAAACTTGTCCAAGACACTTGGCCGAATTTGATTAAAGAATAAATAAAGTCATGATTAAGTTTATACTACATCATTGCCTCGCCTGCACAGACAATCGTCTTGCGGGCTTTTTTTAACTTCAGTAACAAAAAGGAGAGTACTATTTCGCTTACCTCATCTAACCTTTATAGAAGGAGAAAAGATTTGCGTGGATCTCAAATAGAAAGACTTAAAA